ACTTGATATATAATAGCCCCATCGCCGTAAGGCGTAAAAACAATGTGTGTAAGACCAATACAAGTAGGAAAGTACGAAGTACCATGCGGTAGGTGCTATGAGTGCCAATCAATGCGACGCAGTGAATGGGCATTTAGAATGCAATACGAAACTATGGTTAATCCAAACGCTTACTTTTTAACTTTAACTTATGATGATGATAACCTCACCCAGCAAGATTCGCTCACCGGCTTACATGAATCGAATCGCAAACATATTCAAGACTTTATCCGAGAGTTAAGACGAGTACATAATCTTCGTTACTTTGGCGTACATGAATATGGTAGTCAAACTAAGAGAAACCACTATCATTTGATCGTTTGGCTAATTAACAAAGACACAAATCTTGACCTTGCACTTGTTCAAAAGCTTTGGAAGTTCGGCTTTATCGAAAAAGATAAACTTAATTCAGCACGTATACACTACTGTACAAAGTACCTGAACAAGCCTTTTCGCAACGCTTGGAAATCTCCACAAGAGATTATCGATGATACTTTTTATACTCTAGAGCAAAAAAAAGACATGCTAATAGATGTATTTGTAAAGAAGAACACTTTTAATTTTATGAGTACACGTCCAGCAATAGGTTCGCAGCTGCTTGATGATGTAGATACGTGTAAGTATATTGTCGATACAGCTCTTGCTACTGGTAACTACCCACCTGTATTTATCAATGGCCGTGAATTTCCCTTACCTCGGTTTTATGTCAAGAAGCTATTTTCCCCCGCTGAACGCAATCACATATACGAGCTTAATCTCGTTAAGCGTAGAGAGCAAGAGGAATTAAAAGCTACTAAACTTGATATGAATATCGGCGAATTTGCTGAACATCGGCAAATATCGGACGCTTTGAAACTTGAACGTTTAACTAAAAGCATAACAAATGAATCCTTTTGATACTGAATTTGAATCTATCACTCTTTTAAAAGAGCTTTGCGATCAATCAACTACTAATAAGGAATTACTTGAAAACCTCAAAGTCTTAAGACAACGACTAGACTTATCAATCGAATTTTTACACATAACAATTAAACATTTACAAAAAGATGCAGAACGAACAGACAAAAAAATCAGTGAATTGGCCTCTATTGTTGAAAATCGTAGTAGAGGCAGTAACAGCTATTATCGCAATTTTCACGAAAAAAAAGAAGACAGATGAAGCTGAATAACCCTTTTAACATTAGAGTAGCACCTAAAAACCATTGGCGAGGTGCTCTGCCTTTCAGCAAAAACTTTGAATGCTTTCGTAACTCTGTTTACTCCGTACGTGCATTTATTATTATCATTTGCACTTATAGATACAAATACAACGTTACTACTGTTTACGACATTATTCACCGGTATGCACCAGAGGTAGAGAATGACACTAGAGCCTATATAAGTTATATCTGTAAGCGTATGAAATGTAACCCAGATCAAGAGATTACTCATGACAATCTATTTGAGTTTGCTCGCGCTGTAGCTTATATGGAGACTAACTATCATCTTACTAAAGATGAATTTCAGAAAGCTTTATCAATGACAAACTACTGAACTTATGGATAAAAATTTAAAGCAACCGCTGACTAAATTTCAGCTAAATAATGAGATTAAAACCTCTTTTGAGATAGGGCAAGTTATCCCTTTCTTTTGGCGTGATACGGTACCTGGTGATATTTTCAGGAATAATACGAATTTCACTGTTCGTTTTATGCCCCTTATCGCTCCAGTGATGCACAAGCTTGATCTTCAAGCACATTTCTATTTTGTTCCTTACCGCTTGCTTGATAAAAATTTCAGAGAGGTTCTCGCTAATCCAGAATCGAAACTTGTTTGTAAGAATCTTACAGAGTTAGATACCTGTAGATGAGAAAGTTCTAGATAAAGACAATCTTCTTCGTGCATTCGGTATTCATTCTAAAGACGGAACTTTACCAGAGAAAGCACAAAAAGTAACTTCATCTTATTTCTTACGAGCATATCAGCTTATCTATAACTACTATTTCCGCCATGAAATTTTAGATGATGATTATATCGATGATATGACGTCTGATGATCTCGATAAATTTGGCCGTAGGTTAATTGAGATTGGCTACGCTCGTCATGGTATGGATTACTTTATGAGCAATCTTCCTTCCACTCAATATGGCAGCATGGTAGAACTTGACATGGATAATAATGGTACTATCCGTGTTGATGAGATGCGTCTAGCCGAAAAGCTACAATATTTTAAGGAAAGATTACTTACACGTGCTAGAGGTCGATATAAAAATTTCCTTGATACTTTCTTCGGTGTAAGTCCTACAAATTTGGAGTTGCAACAGCCCGAGTACCTTGGCGGTGGCTCTCAAATGCTTGATGTTGTTGACGTCGACCAAACAGCGTCGTATGAAATCGAGCAGCACATATCGCCCCTTGGTTCACAAGCTGGTAAAATCAATAATAATAAGTTTGGCTACAACTTTAAATATCGTTGTGAAGAGCACGGTATTATACTTGGATTGTGTTGGATTCTTCCTCGTGCAAACTACATTCAGGGAGTACCTCGAGAGTTCATCAAACAAGACTTCTATAGCTTTTATAACCCTACTTTCGCAAATTTGGGAATGCAAGAGACCCTCGGAATGGAATTATCTGCAGAGCGTGAAGATACTTTTGGTTATAATGAGAGATACGCTGAACACAAATATAGTAAAGATGTAATCGCCGGTGATTTTGCAAATCTTTCATCTTGGCACTTTGGTATTGATCTCCGTAAGGAACAATTGTCCGCTGATTTTGTTCAAGTACATACTGATAATCAACCTTTTGCCGTTCGTGATTCTTCCAATTCGATAGTTTTTGATTCTTCAAAATTTACTTTAGTTTCATTAGAACGATCTGATGGTGATTATATTATTTCATTTATAAGCTTTGTTCCAAATGATATTATTGTAGGTGATAATGAATATTATGAAGCTACTAGGGAATATTTTACTAAGTTTTTTAATGCTAAATCTAAAGGTGTTGGAACAAAACCAAATTCAATCATTGATGCTCATGTAGCACCTGGTTTTGGTTACATTCTTAATGATGATGGTTCCTATAGTATTGGTAATTTTGCCTTTCCCACTGTACAACCTTTTGAAAAATTAGTTTTTTACACTCCTGAGACGATTATTCATGTTAAGTCTCTCATACCTTCTTTAAAGGATTTTGGAGCTCCTTTTATATTTGTTCGTCAACGTATGGATTCTCATTCATATGAAGTTATTCCTCCGGATATTTACGAATTCAAGGATGCTTTCGATAGTTCTAAATTTCATTCAGAAGCATATATTACGACTAATTGGTTTGTTGTTAGTATTGGTCAGGTTGTAGGTAATCATATACTTATGGCTGCTTATAATAATTGCGATGCACTTAGGCCAATTCCTAAGATAGCTAAACCTTCTATATCATTGTAAATATGAGTGAGAAATCGATTTATGGTAGTATTGGTGACGCCCTTTTGGGCGTTGCCGGTACTATTTACCAGAATGCAGAAAATCGTAAAGAAGCCGAACGAGCCTTTCAGCGACAGCGGCAGCTTATAAACGAAGCTAACATATACAATGCTCCAGTTAATCAAATGGCACGCTTAAAAGAGGCAGGTCTAAACCCTCATCTTATATATGGCCAAGGACCTGGCAGCATGGTATCTGCTTCTGCGGGTACACCACCTGCAGCGCATCAGGAGAATATCGCTGAAAACCTAGGTATTTATGCTAGTATGAAACAGTTAGACATGCAAAAACGGCAGCTTGATCTTCAGGAAAGAGATATCAAACTACGTGAAGCACAGAACCCAAGTATAATCAAAAAGAATGAAGCGGAAGCTGATAAGACCAATTCAGAGATAGATGTCAATACGCAAACTATGCTAAATATGATGCAGAGTAGGGAGCATCAAAATCAGCTTATAGATCTGAATAAAGTTGCACTTACTATTCAAAATGATTCTAACAAATTTGATCTTGAACAGCGTAAACTACTTGCACCTTTAGTTAAACTTAATCAAATTCTTCAAAATCAGGCTATTGTTAGTAAAATCGATGCTGATAATATGAGACTTGTTTTCGAACGTGAACTTAAAGATTCTCGATTAAAATTAGATAATGCTACCATAAAAGAAATTGGTAGTCGTTATAATCTTAATGAACAGTCTAAAGATTATCTTGAAGTAATGAATGATTTACAACTTACGCGTGAAAAAATTCGTACTTATAAAGATGAGTACAACTACAATGATTGGTTGAACTCTTTCTTTTGGTCCTGTGAACGTATTATTGATACTTTTAATCCTCTTAAATTCCTTGCTAAATGACGCGCGTTTAATGCGCAAATTTGGGCGACTTTGTCGCCCAAATTTGCGCCGCGCTTGCGCGCGTCATAATAAATTCGTATATTGCGAAAAAAATAAGAATGATATGCTTACATTGATACTAACAATTCTATATCTTGGTTTTTGGATTTATATAATATATTTGATCATCAAGGTCATAAAGAAATATTTATCAGATAAATAGGCAAAATCTGTTATCTATCATAATAGGTGTTATGTTAAGTAATAGCAAAGTTATTTAAGTCAGGTGTCAAGCACATAGGATATGATGCCAGGGAAATGTGTTGGATTATTGTAGGGGTTGATATAGTTGGAAGCAGATTAATTTGAGACAGACTTACGAGAATTGGA